CGGCACTACAGCCGCTACGATTGACAGCAGTGGCAATATTACTGCTAGTGGAAATGTAATCACACCAGCTAGGCCAGCTTTTCAGGTAGGTTTTACGACATCAGTTTGGGTTCAACCTAGTGCCGCAACAGAAATAGCATTTGATGATGTATATTTTAATATAGGCAGTAACTATTCAACATCAACAGGTAGATTTACTGCTCCTGTTGACGGTGTGTATTATTTCGGTGGAAAGATGTATTTGATGAATGGGTCAGCCACTTCTTCTTTTTATATTAAGAAAAACGGTGTTACAGATAATAGAAGAATTTACATTCAAAGTGAAAACACAGCCGCAGATAACACTGCAACTATAAGTGAAATGTTTGATTTAACTGCTGGCGATTATGTATCTGTATCTTGGGCGGCTGGGCAGTATTACACAAGACATTCGACATTTAATGGCTACCTAATAGGATAGGAGGACAGGATGACAGGAATACTTAAAGTAGACAACATCCAGAATTCCTCTGGAACTAGCGCGATGACTATTGATAGTAGTGGGAATATTACTGCTTCAAGTTATTTTCGTCAAACAAGCCCTATTGCATTTTCTGCAAAAAGTAATAGTGGAAACATTGCGGTTAACAGTTCGGTAATACCTTTCAGTATTGAAAATTTTGATATAGGTGGAAATTACGATCCTTCTCAATATAGGTTTGTAGCCCCAGTTAATGGTGTTTATCATTTTGATTGTCATATCCATAGCTCAAGCGCACAATCTTCTGCAGCTTGGATAAGAGTAAATGGAAATAATTACATGCGCGGTTATCATGCAAGTGCTTCAGGTGGTTATGAAGGACAATTTATTCTTAATGCAAATCTGCAACTTAATGCAAATGATTATGTTGATATGTATTCTCCAGGCAATTACAGTTTTTACTTAGTATCTGGTTATAATGAATTTAGCGGATTTTTAATAGGATAGGAGAACAACATGGCACTTAGCAAAATACCTGCCGAAGGAATATCAGGCCAGTTAGGTGCTGGTTATTTTACAGGCGAAAACGGTAACACTGGGGATGTTACTAACGGGCAAGGAGATATTTTCCGTGTACACGAAGCTGCAGTAGATACAGCAGTTACTATCCCTGCTAACACAAATGCGCTTGCTGCAGGACCACTTACGTTTAATGCAACGCTAACAGTAAACGGAACTTTGACGGTGGTGTAGTATGGCTAGTAAAATAATTGTTAATGAAATAAGTGCGCCTACTACAGGTGCTAATGCTAATAAGGTGATTATTCCTTCGGGTGTAACGCTAGATGCTAGTGCTGGAACGCTTAAACCCAGTTCAGGTGCTTTAGTACAAGTAGCGCACGTTCGATCTTCAACAGAAGTAACTGTTGGTGGTACTAGTTACGTAACAATTTTTGATGGAGACTTTACTCCGCTGTATAATAACAGTATTATTTATATTGATTTATGTACACAAGTTGGGAAGCGAGCATCAGGTGAAGTTCAATTTAATCATCGTTTACAAAGAGACAGTACAACTGATGTTACAACTCATTTTAACACAACGCACACTTCAAACTTCGATGTGTTTCGTGCGCCAGATACAGGCAACGCAAATTTACATGTTCCCCTTTCGTATTATTTTTTAGATCAACCAAATACAACATCTTCAGTTAATTATAGATTTCAAGTTGTAAGGCCAAATTCTGGTTACCCAACTACTTATTTTAATTTTGGTGGTAGAACAGCTTCACATATGAGATTCATGGAGATTGCACAATGACAACTATATATGTAGATAACATTGCGCCTAATCTCCAGAGCAAGATTAGTGCGCCTAACCTGACGTTGCCGACAGGTAGTGTCATTCAAGTTGTTCACCGCACATCGTCTGATGTCTATTCTGGTAATGTGTCTGGCAGTCAAATCCAAGCAAGCTCAAACAGTTGGGTTAGCGGCGGTACAGAAAGCGAACTTACAATCACACCTAAGTTCGCTAACTCCTACATTCTGCTGACAGCCGTAATCAACACCGACAATGCGGGTACTGATTACAGGGCTATGTACACCTTTTTCAAAAGTGTAAACAACGGCTCATACACTAATGTAACGCCCAATAACTCTAACAATTATGACGCTCTAGCTAGGGTTCACGACACTGGTGAACGAATAATTATTGGTCAGGAAATGCAATTCTATGATGCGATTTCCAGCACCCAAACACATCGCTACAGAGTGTATGTCAGAAATCAAAATGCCAACCAACTAGCACGAATGAGGAATGACATCATTCCGCTGAAATTTACAGCAATGGAGATAGCAGGATGAGCAGTATTATTAAAGTTGATGCTATTCAAAATGCAACTGGTACTAATGCACTAAGCATTGATAGTAGCGGTAATATAAATATGCCTCAAGTACTAACAAGTAAAGCTGTAGCATTTAGTGTTTATCATAATAGTCCTGCGTCAATTGCTGCTACTGCTTCTTATGTAAAATTACCATATGATTCTACAAACTATGACAGTCATAATGCGTTTAATTTTACAAATGATCAATATGTAGTACCAATTGCTGGAATTTATTTGTTTAATATGAGTGTTCTTCAACTTTCAAGTATGTCTAGTAACATATCATTTCACTTAAATGGCACAGAGAAATTGCCGCAATATAGAGCAATCACAGGAACTACAGAACAAAATGTTTCTGGATCAGTAATTCTTGATTGCAACGTTAATGATACTGTTGACGTGCGAATAAAAACTACTAGTAGTCCAGCTGGCTCATACTATAGAACTCATGGCGGTTTTCACGGGCATTTAATAGGATAACAGGAGAAATCAATGACAGATGTCGCAAAGGCTCTTACTGAGCTTAATATTACAGAGTGGGTATTACGCGGAGAACCTACTACTGAAGCTGAGTTTAACTCAATGTTCCGCAAAGTAACTGGCGCAGACGCCAACGGAACAGCAATCGAAAGCGACAACCCATCTGATTGGGGTGTCACATGGACACAAGTATCAGCCAAGAAGGATGAACTTGTAGCCGCAGAACCAACGCGTCTTCTTCGTGAAGAGCGTAATAGGCGTATTGCAGAAACTGATTGGTGGGCTGGTTCGGATCATACTATGACAGATGATCAAACTACTTATCGTCAAGCACTTCGAGATATTACTACACAAACACCTACACTTAATAGTAATGGTGAATTACAAGGAATCACTTGGCCTACTAAGCCTTAAAGGAGAGTTAAATGAGTAACGCTAGACATCTTGCCGATTTGCTTGATACATCAGGAGATGTCAAGTCAGGACACCTTAGCAACCTTGATTTATCGCTTGACACAACCCCTCAACTAGGTGGTAATTTAAGCCTTAATAATTTTAATATTTCAGGAACAGGAAACGTTTCTGCAACAGATATTGATGTTTTAGGTAACTTTAAATTATCTGGTGAATCAATGCGAGTTCAAAGACAACGAGTCCAAGGACAAATAACTGGAGTAACAATTAATTCTAGTAGTTGGACAACAATTGTAGATGTTAGTATTACTGTTAGAGAAGGCTCTAGTTGTCTAGTAATGGCTAATGCAGATCAAAACGTTAATGGAACTGATGGATGGCAATGGGTTGCCTTGTTTAGAGGAACTTCTATGATTGGCACTAGTACTATTTCAGTTGAACAATCAGGTTGGAATGATAATTTTCATCCGCATCATTGGGATGATAATTTAACTGCAGGAACATATACATACGCGTTAAAGGCTTACAATGGTGCTAATTATATGTTTTGGGGAGAACATTCTGACCCAACCATTCAAGTTATTGAATTTGCAAAAACATAGGAGGTTTAAATGCCATATATAGGAAAATCTCCTGGAAAGTTAGGGGTTAGACAACGTTATTATTATACTGCTACAGGCAGTGAAACCTCTAAATCAGGTGCAGATGATAATGGTCTTACACTAAAGTTTGAAGATGGTGAGTACGTAGACGTATACCTTAACGGTAGTCTTCTTGTTGCTGGGTCAGACTATAATACAGCCACAGCCAATACTATCTCAGGACTTGCTGCACTAGCTGCTAATGATGTACTTGAAGTAATCGTGTATGACATTTATAGTCTTGCTAAAACAAACAGTGAAGCACAACGTACAAAGTATTACGTCACGGCTACTGGCGGTGAAACAAGCATAAGTGGTACAGACGACAACGGTGCTACCATTACGTTTAGTGCTGGTGCGCAGATAGATGTACGTCTTAACGGTGTATCACTAAAACAAGGTGATGACTATAACACTACAACGGCTAACACAGTAGGTGGCCTTACTGCACTTACTGCCGGTCAACTCGTAGAAATCGTAGTATATGAAAAATTTGTATTAGCAGATATGGTTAAAAAGTCTGGTGATACTATGACAGGCGGTCTTAGTGCGCCTAGTATTACTAGTACTGGTGGAGTATCAGGAACTACAGGTACGTTTAGTAGTGATATATCAGCAGTAAACGCAGACCTTAGCGGAAGCTTAGGTATTGGTACAACCTCTCCTGCAAAGCCACTCACGGTAGATGGCGGTGCTGATTACAGCGTCGTGTTACGATCGGCTAGTAGTAGAAGTGGTTTGGTTATGCATACCCCTGGCACTGGTGCATTAGGTAATCCAGCAGCATCAGCCTTGTTGTTGACAGACAATACGTTCCGGTTGGGTACAACAAACCACTACAACATTATTATGGACCAGAGCGGTCGTGTAACGATGCCAGCACAACCAGCGTTTTTTGCAGCTGGAAGCGGTACAACCATAAACAACGGTGCGGACACCAAAGTATCATTTGGCACTGAAGTATTTGATATTGGTTCAAATTATTCAACTTCGACTAGTAGGTTCACTGCTCCTGTTGGCGGAGTTTACCTTTTTAAGTCCGTAGTTCGCGTCCCTTTGGCAGGGTCGAATATGCGCTTTGATATGCTGTTTACAGTAAACGGGTCAGGCCGTGCTGGTGAAGGCATAAACCAACAAAATACTAACGATCCAAGCGTTTCATCATCTGTTATTATATCTTTGAGTGCAAACGATTATGTTGAAGTTTGGGTTAATCAAAACTCAGGAAGTAATGGTAGTACGTCTTCATCTTTGAATTTAGCACAAGGTGGCACTGAACACGCAACCCATTTTTGTGGCTACCTACTAGGCTAAACAGGAGTAAATAAAATGCCTTCAATTACAATCGAATTAACAGACACTGAACTCAAGTGTATGGAATACGCGGCAGTTAGCCCTCAAGACTGGGCTGATAATGCTATAACAAACCGCGCCAGAATTGCTGGCAATGAAATCGTGGCAGCCTTAGTAGCGCATTGCAACGCTAATGAGATTGCTATTGCAACAGGCAAGGATGCTCAAATTGCACAAGCTTTTGAATTAGGCGTAGTGCAAACAGCAGCAGAAGCACGAGCCGCTTCGGAGGCGGCATATGACTAGAGCAAGAGATATGGCTAATATAGCCGCAGGATCTTTTGATGTTCCTTCAGTAGCCGATGGTATTATTACTTCGGCTAAGCTAGCAAGCGGAGCTATTACTAGTGCAAATTTGCCTAGTGGCACTGTGTTGCAAGTTAAAAGCACAATATATTCTCCAAATAGAGTAGCTACTACTAACACTGCAATGCAAGACACGGGCCTTTCTTTAAGTATGACTCTTTCTTCATCCTCAAATAAAGTTTTTATTATGGTTAATGGAGGTCATTGTTATGTTGAGTCAGGGTTTTCTGATGGTTTAATTGAAACAATTTGCAGAACGTCAAGTACAACTTATAGCACCTCAAATGACTTAAACGGAGGAGAAGGTTTTGGATTTGGTCAACTATATAACGCCGCCTATTTAAACACTGGAGAACACTCGATGGCAGTTCTTGATGAAACTCCAGGGTCAACTTCTGCGGCATATAGGTGCTTTTTTAGGTCAAGGTCTGGTGGTTCAGTTGTTTGGCATGAAAACAACGCCTCTAACGTAACAATGACTCTTATGGAGATCGCAGGATAATGGATGAAACAAAAGCGCAATTAGACGCACACGAAAGAGAATGTGCCATCCGTTATGAGATGGTTCACGGTAAACTTGAACAACTAGACAAAAGGATGTGGCGACTTGAAGCCATGATTATGGGTTCTACTATTCTTGTAGTAACACTTGCAGCGACAATGTTAATTAAACTTTAGGGCTATACAAATGCTTGCAGAACTCGCAGCAGCTAACGCGGCCTTTGCTGTAATTAAGAAGGCTGTCTCAAACGGTAAAGAAATCGCAGACTGCGCGTCAGCTATTTCAAAGTTTGTGAATGCAAAAGAGGACTTGCAAAAGAAAGGAAATCGCCGTAAAAACTCTCTATTCAATAGCCAAAAGGCAGATGACTTAGAAGAGTTTATGGCACTAGAAAAAATACGGCAACAAGAAGAAGAGCTAAAACAATACATGATCTATGCTGGAAGACCTGGTCTATGGAATGATTGGGTTAGGTTTCAAGGTCAGGCTCGAGTAAAACGACAGCAAGAGAAAGAGGCTCGTAAAAAGCGAATAGCGTTTATTGGCGAGATTGCTTTGATTAGTACTCTTATAGTGTTGTTTGGTTTGGTTATTGTATTTTTTGTATGGCTTGGATTAGAACATAGTAGGAGGACAGGATGATACAGGCTCTTATTGGACCAGTAACAGGATTGCTGGATAAATTTATAGAAGATAAAGATCAAAAGGCTGCACTTGCCCATGATCTTGCAACGATGGCGGAAAAACACGCCCATGATCTGGCAAAAGGTCAACTTGAAATTAACAAAGCTGAAGCGTCGCATCGAAATATTTTCGTGGCTGGTTGGCGTCCATTTATTGGTTGGACTTGTGGTGTTGCTTTATTTTGGCATTTTGTAGGTCTACCTATTACACTGTTTGCTGTGAGCTGGTTTGCAGTAGATATTCCTGAATTGCCTACATTTGATATGGAAACTCTTATGACTGTATTGATGGGTATGCTAGGTCTTGGTGGACTACGTACTTTCGAAAAGATTAAAGGTAAAACTCAATGAACATAGACGCTTTTAAAGAAGAGATTATAGCAGACGAAGGTGTAAAGTATGAAATTTATCTCGATCATCTTGGTCTGCCTACTTTTGGCATTGGTCACCTTATTACTGAGGCTGATCCTGAACATGGACAACCTATCGGAACGCCAGTCTCGGAAAGCCGAGTGAATACATGTTTCTACAACGACGTTGAGCTGGTTCTTAACGATTGCATGATACTATATCCTGACTTCGAAGATCTACCTGAAGAAGCCCAGAGGGTCATAGCGAATATGATGTTTAACATGGGTAGGCCACGTCTAAGCAAATTCAAAAAGATGAAAGAAGCTGTAGATGCTAGAGATTGGAATGCTGCTGGATATGAGATGGTTGATAGTCGTTGGTATAAGCAAGTTCCTAATAGAGCAGAAAGATTGGTGAATAGAATGCATGCTCTTGCGTAGTGTCGTGTCTCCTATTACAGACCCGAAAACTATGTAAAGAGGAAAGACAAATGCATAACACAGAATATCTCGGACCTCAAAGCTCGTTGTCGCAAGAGATCGACATGATGAAGTATCGTCAAGAAAACGAAAGCTTTGATGAAAAGATTAAACGTATTGCAAGGGCTCTCTGTGATGGTCAAGAACATCGTTATAATCTGGAAGATATTCTAGGTAATATGCGTTTTCTGCCAGCAGGACGAGTACAAGCAGCCGTTGGATCAAACAGAATTACTACTGCCTACAACTGTTTTGTAAGTGGTGATATTGAAGACAGTATGAATAGCATTATGGAGAAGGCCAGTGAAGCAGCTGAAACTATGCGTAGAGGAGGCGGTATCGGTTATGACTTCTCTAAGATCCGCCCACGTGGTGACAGGATTAAATCACTTGATAGCCAGTCGTCGGGGCCGGTTAGTTTTATGGGCATATTTGATGCTGTATGCCAAACCATCGCGAGTTCGGGACATCGGCGAGGTGCACAGATGGGCGTTCTTAGGGTTGACCATCCGGACATTGAGGAGTTCGTTGCTGCTAAACGTAATTCTGACAAGCTTACTGGTTTTAACGTTAGTGTAGGTATCACAGACGAATTTATGGAGGCCGTTCTCAATGATGGGGATAGTTCTTTTACACTGCGCTTCAATGGAGTCGAACACAAGACCATTGATGCGAAAGCATTGTGGGACGAAATCATGTCGTCGACTTGGGATTGGGCAGAACCTGGCGTGCTGTTCATTGACCGCATTGCTGAATACAATAACCTATTTTATTGCGAAGACATCAGCGCCACAAACCCGTGTGGTGAGCAGCCTTTGCCTGCTTATGGCGCTTGCCTGCTTGGTTCCTTTAATCTAACAAAGTATGTCACTATGCCGATCACGCTTCCAGATACTGACGCTGAAGTAAGGCACGCCCACTTTGATTTTAATCAATTCAAGAAGGACATTCAGGAAGTCGTGAGGGCTATGGATAATGTCATTGATAGAACTATCTATCCACTCAAACAGCAATCAGACGAAGCAAAGAACAAGCGCCGTATGGGACTTGGCGTCACTGGTTTGGCTAATGCCGGAGAAATGCTCGGTATGCCGTATGCCTCAGACGAGTTCCTTGTGTGGGCAGAAAAGGTATTCGCCTGCTTGCGTGACAATTGCTACAGAGCATCAGCTCGACTTGCAAAAGAAAAGGGCGCATTCCCGCTCTATCGTGAAGACTACTTGAAGTCAAACTTTATTAGAGGTCTACCGGCCTCAGTTAAGAAGGAGATTCGTGAACATGGCATTCGTAACTCACATCTCACTTCAATCGCTCCTACAGGTACTATTAGCCTAGTTGCTGATAACATTAGTGGAGGAATTGAGCCGGTATTTAGTCATTACTATGACCGTACCATTCAAACTTTTGAGGGCCCGAAGGTTGAAAGAGTGGAGGATTATGCTTATGCTCATGGTGTAGAAGGTAAAACAGCAAATGATATTTCAGTACAGGATCATTTAGCAGTTTTGCTTTTAGCTCAAAACTACATTGATTCTGCGTGCTCAAAAACGTGTAATGTAGGAGATGACGTCTCATATGATGAGTTCAAACAGGTCTATGTTGATGCCTGGAAAGGCGGGGCGAAGGGATGCACAACGTTCCGACTTAGTGGTAAAAGATTTGGGGTACTCCAAACCGTGGAAGAAGAAGCGGAGGTACCTAGCGAGACTACGGAAGTGGCTGAAGAAGAGGGAAAGGTTGAGGCTTGCTTCATCGACCCGCTCACTGGCCAAAAAGAATGCGCATAGAGGTCGTTGGCCCGCCACCGGAAATCAGACAGGAGCGGAAGAGTATATGCAATCAATGTGAATACTATAAATCTGCTCTTGACTTTTGTTCTCAATGTAAATGTATAATGTCACTTAAAACTAGACTGGCTTCTGCGTCATGTCCTATAGATAAATGGAGAGAATATAATGGCTGAAATGAATACGCCACCAATTGCTAATCTGTCTCAGTACGGACTAGTGATTGACACAGCTCCTTCCAGCATCGCGCAAAACGCTTTTAGCGACGGCAAAAATGTACGGTTTGGTAATGGTGCAGTAAATAAAATGGAAGGCGAAGTTCTTCTAAATAATATTGCAGCTGATTCAAACTTGGATACGATTTATACAGGTACTGGCAACGAGCTTGGAGCTTCTAAGTATATTGCCTATTGGCCTAATCCAAATCTTGGAGATCTGTATGGCTATTACATCTATGTCATGGAAGTCCTTAACTCACAAGGAGTTCCTATCGCCCATAGAGTTTATGTGCAAGACCAATCAGGAAACCGTGAAGATATTACTCCAACTGGCTTGACGAATGCCGACGGCTATCCAGGTTTTGCAACAAACGGTAGGTGGCAGCATACACTTTTCTCAGGTGGTTTTACGTTTATCATTAATAATGGTATTCAAAAGCCTCATGCAATTAAAGACGAGACTACAACAGTAGACGTAACCCAGCTTGGCAACCTATTTGAGTTGCCGGGTTGGGACTCATATAATATTGAAAGCGCCTTATATGACATGACTTGGCGTACCGAGTTTGGCTATACATTCGACCTTGGAGTTAAGATTGACTTTACAGAGTATAGACTTAAGGTCGAAGTTCATAACTCAAATTATACGTTTACTGCCGTAGGAACTACAAACAATATTACGCTAGCTCTTAATGCTAGCACAAATACTCATACGTTAACGTTTAATTCGCAGTCTATTGCAGACGGCAACGCTATGAAGGTTATACTAGAGTCTTTGCAGCCTGTAGAGGTTCGCTGTAATATTATCAGATCGTTTGGGCAGTTGCTTGTTGCAGGTGATTTGACAGAAGTAAATCAGAGCAGCGGAAACATTGTACGTAAACTTGCAGGTGTTGTACGTACCTCAGACTTGGCCTTACCGGGCGCTTTGCCACATAACTGGAATCCGTTTGCAAGTGGTGTAAGTACCGCTGAAGAATTTATCTTGTCTGATACTAACGTGGTTCAGGATCTTGTATCCTTACAAGGCGCGCTGTACATTTATACCACTAACAGTATTCATGTCATGCGTCTTACCGGTAACGCTGATGTTCCTGTTTCGTTTAATCCTGTTACAGACAGCTATGGTGCTTTGTCTACTGATGCCGTTATTGAATATGATGGTAAACACTTTGTTATCGGTAACAACGATATTTACCTATTTCCTGGTCACCCAGCAAACATTCAATCGGTGGCGGACTCTAAAGTACGTCAGTACTTCTTTGATCAGCTTAGCCCGCTGCATGAAGCGTCGCTGTTTACGTTGCTTAATGTGGCTCATGATGAGATTTGGATTTGCTATCCTACAATCGACTCAGTAGCAGGTGAATGCGATGAAGCTTTGATTTGGAATTATCGTGATTCTACTTGGACTAAGCGCGATTTGAATGACGTTATTTCAGGAGATACTTCACCGGTAAGAGGTGGTGGTATTCCAGTAGCTGCGATTCAGCCTACATCAGGCACTTCAGGTAGCGATACAGCAATGAACTTAGGTCGCCAAGAAGTACAGTCGCTTACTGTTTCAGGTAAGATACGTGCTCCACATACTGGCGTTCCACAAATTCAGCGTCGTACTTTGCCTACGGTACCTTCATATACTGCAGCAGGATACGAGCAAATTGAAGTTACAGTTTCTGGAGATGCAGGTGAAGATACTGAAGTAGCTTCTCACACAATAACCTTTCCTAATGCTACACTGTTTACAAGATCGACAGCTATTGGTGGTGGTTTTCAAGTAAGTTGGACGCAAACTAATAATAGTACTGCAACTAACCTTACTATTAATGGCTCACAGCTATTTCCAACTAACGATGGTTTAGCAAAAACTGGTTCAGATGTTGCAACAGCACTTGCTAATTATATTAATGGCATTACGGCTAGCACTGATCCAATATTTGATTACACAGCTACAGCAGTTGGTCAAACGGTTACGCTAACGTCTAACGCAGTAGGTATTAGAAACATATCTAATATTTCTGCCTTGTCATACACCGGTACAACTACCTCGACAAGTGGTACAGGTACTAACAACGGCGTTTCAGTCACGTACCAGCATGTAAACCTTGGGTCGTCAGGACAATTTACAGTACCGGGTACTGGTGGAACTTCTGCTGTACCTTACTATCAAACAAACAGTTGGTCAAATTGGGGCAACACAAGTAACAACGACAGAAACGGTCACATATTTCCTACAAGCCAAGATAACATTAACGCTTTGCAAGCCTTTCTTGGTGGATGGACAAGCGCCGGAGCTGGCGGTCCTGATGGTACTGACTTAAATGCCACATACACAGTTACTCGCCAAGGTAATCTATACTTTATTTTGTCTGGCTCAGGTGGAGGTGGTGCTGACCACAACTACGGTGGTGGCGCAGCTGCAGCAGCTAAAGGCACAATTGCAGCGCAAGTAGGAGATACTATTAGCGTAACTGCAGGTGCAGCTATGCGGTTTGACAGGTTTGGTGGTGAAGGCTATGATGGCCGAGCTTCGCGTATTCGTTGGTATCGTGGTGGAACTTTGCTAGCTGACATTACTGCTCCAGGTGGTAAGAAAGGCTATAACAGTTCTCCTGCTGGCCAATCAAACGTTGTTACACCTACATCTGCTCCTAGTGGAGTAACTAATTACGTAAGATTTAGAGGAGAAGGATCAACTAGTTCTGTACTATCGGGCGAAAACAATCGTGGTGGTAGTCGTAACGGTGGTCGTGGCTACTTTACGCTTAACGGCGGTGGTTCTCAATACCAAGGTCGTACACAACCAAGTAGTCTAAGATGGACGCCAAGTGGCCGTGCTTGGGGTGATGGTACACAAGCCCACTCTGATAATCCAGCATGTTGTACATGGAATGCTATTCCTCCGGGCGTAGTGTTTTTGTGGCAAGATCCTATTCGCACTGATTATACGATTACAAACAATCGTACAAACGCCACTCATCCGCTTCAAACAGAGCTGTTTAACGTTCATCTTGCAGCGGCTGGATCTAGTACTTCTCAAGACGTAGGCTCTTTACCTTCGGGTCAAAGCGCTACGGCAAGCTTTAATGGTGTTTATACGAATACAAACTGGACCGGTAACATGGTTCAGACGACTACTCAAAACATAAACACTAACGTAGCTGATCCTAACGGAGCCACTGTTGCTGGTTCAACTATTGAAATTGATCGTGTTGATAGTTCAGCAACGTATACTAAGTCTATTACATACGAAGATTTGAATGCACCGCATGGTTCACCGCCAGTTAACTATCGCTCAAACTTAGGTAGTAGCTTTAGTTTTCAATGGCATAACCGAACATTTAGTGGTAATCAAAATGGTTGGGGAACTTCAATGGTTCGTGAAACTGACCAGCAAGTTTGTTATTTACATGCATCAAGTGTAACTGCAGGTAGGCATGGCTGGCGTTGGACTGCAGGTCAAAGCGGTTATACCCAACAACCTTATTACATTACCATGGTTGTAACAGGTAGACACAGAACAACTTCAAATGGTACGTTTTTAACTGGTACACATTATTATACAATGGAAATTACTCGTAATCATCTTAGTGATGGTCAAGCACCCGCAAGACGACACACAAGTAATCCAGGTAATCCAAATCAAAGTAGTATGGCTAGTGGATCTGGAGTAGTTGAAAGTAATATCTATTATCTTTACGATTTAACTAGTTGTAGAGTTGAGTGGTATTTTAATACTTATCAACCGGGTACTTCTTCTGCTTCGTTTGGATTTTCTTTTGCTAATAATGCTACAGGTATTGGTTACGACTTTAAGGTTCGTAAGTCAGCTAATACTGGTCCAGCTTCAACAACTGTACCAGCAGCATTAACACTTACTACTAGCTATCAAACACTGCTTGCTAATACGCAGTCTTCAAGTATTAACGTACAAGGCTCGTATACAGTGTCTGATGGTACAAGCGCAAGTGTTACTGCATCGTCTACTAACGTAGATCCAGGAGTAGGATACTACGGAATATCTGCGGCTGATAGCCCAGCTATTTCTACTACAGTATCTCAAGCAGCTACATCTAACGTACCAGCTATTAACATTGACTTGTCTCCGTTTGTAACAGACATTACTGACGAGTCCGACTTTAGCGACCATATCGTTAACGAGCTACAAACATATGTAGAGTTTGGTGGTAGAGATCCTGGTATCCCTAATCAAACGCAGCCAATTGGAGCCTATTACTACGTAACTAAGCAATCTGGCGCAGATCCTGTGTTGATCACGCGTGTACCTATTCAAGCAGGCGCTATAAGATCTATATCGTCTACTACAACAGGTACTTCAGCAGGTCAAAACGATTACACTGGCGTAAGTCAAACTTCCACTAGTGGATCAGGAACAGGCGCTACATTTGACATATCAACAGACGGACAAGGAGCTTATCTTGTTACGTTTGCTGATCCAGATAAAAGCAACAGTCCAGGAAGCGGATACGCTGTAAACGATACTATCACAATTGCAGGAACTTCGTTAGGAGGTACATCGCCAGCTAACGATCTTGTTCTTACAGTAGATAGCGTTGTTGCAGGTTCTACTAACGACGGCTCTCTTTCGTTTAGCTTCTTCACTGAGAAGGATGGAGTTAAATATCCAGAGACCACGTTTGGTGGTAATGTTTCTGCTAATCTTGCAGTAGTTGCAAGTGGAGGTATTGGATCAGTTACTGCTCCTATTGTTCGCTTGTCTTTTGATGGTACTAATACCGATACAGTTTTGTTTGGTACAAACGATCAAGATGACATTGCGTCTAAGCTGGCTCTTGCCTTGCAAAATACTGCGGCATGGACAGCAAATAGTAGTGGTGCAATCATTACAGCTACGAGAACTGCTAAAGGTCCTAATAGTAACTTTATCAATGTGTCTGTTGTTTCAGACCCTGATAACTTGCTTCCATCTAACTTTGCTGGAGCTTTCACAGAGCTACAGCCTGGTCAGAACTCAAGTACAGGAACTGCTGATGTAGTAGTTAGCTTACCTGCTAGTCAGTTTTTGCCTGCACAAAACGTAACAGTACCTATGACTGGCACGACAGATGCTGAGCTTAGCTCGTCTGATATCGCTGCCTTAATTAGAGCTGCAACGTTTACAGGGTGGACTACAGGTGGAACAGGATCTACCGTTACGTTTACTACAGTAGGAAACTACTCGGTAAATAGGCTAGACAACGGCTTAGGAACAGGTGTAGTTCAAAGTTATCTGTATGAGCAAACTCCTGACGACAAGAATAATCTGTTTAAGGTTTATCTTGATCCGGTGTCTGCGTCTACAGCAACTGAAACTACTGCTGGTATTACTGTTAGGTATTCTGAACCAACTGTGTATCGTGTAAACTACTCTAACGGAGACTTCCAAGACTTTGTATTTGGAGGAACTTACAACGGTGCGTTAGCTACTAACACTGCGTTTGTTACTGACATTTACTCAGGTGGCAGCAGTTCTACAACTTACAATATAACTCAAATCTCTACTGAGCTTTTCACTGAGATTAAGAGTTTTGCAGGTCGTAGATTGTCTGTTACTCGAGATAGCGCAAACGAAAAGGTGTCAGCAACTCCAGTACAGTACAGTCAAAATGGATTGTGGGTTCAGTCTATTCAAGTTTTGAGTAGAGGAACTACATCACCTTCTACATTAGCTGTTACAGTTCCTACACCAATAGTCGACGCAACAATAGCTGAGACTATTAGTGTTGTTAGTACGTTTGATCCTGACAGGCCTTGGCCTATTGATCAAGTAAAGAAAGGACGTAACTATCCTATCTTTATTCAAACGTCAAGTAATGCTAACGGTGTAGTTACATCTAACCGCATACGCGCAGCTGACATTGGCTACGAGTTTGGAGCAGATCCATACAATAATGTAGCCGGTACTCAGTACATCTCATTTGTAGAACGTAGAGATCTTCCGGTCTCGCCTGAGTTTGATACAGAAGAGATAAGTCGTGTAGCTATGTGGGCAGATGGTGGTACACGTCAAGTTCTTGGTGGTCCTTTGTTTAGAGCTACTATTAACTTGCGTATGACTGGCACAGATAATACTGCTGAACTTCCAAGCTTACAAACAAGCGCTGATCGCGAAAACGAGTTTATTATTGGCGACAATTATAAAGTCGATATGCGTGTCAACGGTCGATTTGCAAACCTGCGTATTGATGACGCAGAGCCTACAGATGGCGCAGCAGCAAATAATAGTCGAGCTTGGTCTGTATCCGGGTATCAATTAGATATCGATAAAGGAGGAGAAAAGTAGTGCCGGTAAATAATCCACCTGTTTCAGAAGACCTTAGCCATAACGCGTGGCAGTTTGAAACAAACGAAAAAGTAAATGAAACGGAGCAGCGTCTAAACGCGCTGCTTCGTGCGATTAAGACTGCAACCAGTTTATCTGACTTGCAAGAAAAAGCTAAGAAAATATGAGGATATAATGACAGCTAAACTACTAGACAAAGAAGAACTTGCTTTACGATGGGGTGAGATAGAACCGCAAATTGCTCGAGCTGTGGCCCATGGCCTTGGCGAAAGTTCTACTCATGACCTGTTTCTAGAATGTTTAGATGGTATAGCCCAGTGTTGGGCACATGAGGATGGTTTTTGTATTACTCGCATAATCCGATTTAGCCAATACAACCAGCTACAAATTGTCGCCTGTGGTGGCAAGAACTGGTTTGAAGTAGGTCCGGCCTTTCTCGAAGTGATGGAGCAATTCGCTCGAGATATTGGCTGTCGGAACGTTTCCATCTGGGGACGTAAAGGATGGAAGCGTGTATTGAAAGACTATCATGAACCATACACAGTCCTAATCAAGGAGCTATAAATGTTTGAAGACGAAATTTTTGAAGACTTAATGGGAGTAGTTGTTGAGACTGGCTATGCGCCGCTTGACAAGAAACTGAACTCCCATATCTGCTATAAAGGCGGAGGAGGTGGAGGCCAAACCGTTACCAAATCAGGTATCGACGAAGAGTTTAAGCCTTACCTTGAACGTGCGCTTAGCGACGTAACAGATAGATACGAACGCGAAGTAGCACAAGGTCCTGACGCCATCGTAGCTAAGCTAGATCCTCGCCAAACACAAGCGCTTGGAGAACAAGAACGCTTGGCCCGTGATGCTATCTCAGGTACAGGTATCTATGACGTAAAAGGTGAAACACAACGACAGCTGCAAAATCTTGCTGGTCAACAAATGGCTGCTAGTCCTACTGCTCTCGGTTCTGCGAGATCTATACGTGCACAACAAGCTGCGCTAGCAGATAAAGGATATGAATTTGCCAAAGACCGTATGAAGATTTCAGAAGGCGGAGTTGGCGCTCTTGGAGAAGTTGGTAGTGCTTATCAAGAATACGCACAACGCCGGCTTGATGCACCACACACAAGTGCTGAACGCTACTTTGGCTATTTGTCAGGTGCTCCACAAACTACAACACAAACTCAAAGCGGCGGTGGAGGTAAGTAATGGCTGTAAGTATTGCAACTCCTGATACTAAAGGTACAGGTCAAAACATTCGCCCTACTCAAGCGCCTCCTCCTGGTCCGCTAGCCTCTAAGCCTTCTCTTACAGACCAGGCTACTGGCATGGCTAAAGATATGGTCATGCGGAAAGGCGTTGAAATGGCTACTGCACCAGTAGAAACTGCCATGCAGACAGGCTTTGATAAGGTTATGACAGGCATTAAAGGAGCTTTTACTCCTGCTTCTCCTACTCTTACCGCTTTGCCTGGTGGACCAACAATCGCTAATGCTAGTACTGCGGCGCAGTCGCTAGGGCCTACTATGGCTAAAGCCAATATGCTAGCAGCTCCTACTACAGGTGCCTTGCCTGGCACACTAGCCGCAAAGGCTGGTGCTGGAACTTTAGCTAGTACAGGCGGAACAACCGCCGCGGCTAAGCTAGCAGGAATGAGCGGAGGTGCAGCTGCCGGCGGAGGTATGGCCGCTCTTGGCGCCGCTGTTCCTTACATTGGTATGGGCCTACTTGCTGGTAAGGCGTTTGGACTATTTAATCGTGGTGGTGAAGTGCATGGACCTTTGTCACTAGCAGGTATCTCAAAGGTAACATATAAAAATAAGGGTGGTGGCATCTCAGAAGAGCTACAACTACAAATGAAAGGACCATTGTCTCAGTAGGAGGGAATCATGAAGCTTAAAAAGTTTGAGCGAAAAGACCGTTATGGTAATATGATTTCCATGGAGTTCGACACTGAAGGTTTGCCTGTGCCTATGCTACAAGAAATACCTATGGTGTATGACCATCCAGGCGAGCCAAAAGGTACTGATACTGTACCTGCATGGCTTACTCCGGGCGAGTTTGTAGTTAACAAAGAAGCTACAGACATGTACGGCGATGTCATTGAGAAAATGAACGATCACGGTCGTGAAATACAAGACGCTAAGATGCATGATGGTGGCTCTGTTGAGGGCGGCAAGTATCATCCAGTACATCGTAGCGAAGGTGGCTATTCAATAGTCGATACTATTAAACAAATACCTGGATACATGTGGGGAGAAGGAAGACGCGGTGGCAAAGCAAAAGAAGCGATGCAAGATTATCGGGAAGAAATTAAAAGGCGCCGTAATCAGGAAGAAGGCTTGCTGTCTAAGATCACAAATTACTTTGAAGATGGCGGCAATGTTCCTATGCCACAACCTCGTCCTCCATATCTAGCAGCCTCATCTATTTACGATAGACTTCGTGATAGAGGTTTTAGTCATAACGCAGCAGTAGGTATTGTTGCTAACTTTGAAACTGAGTCGGGCTTTAATCCAGGCGCTAAGCAGCATAATCAAAAGTATGCAAATAAATACAAGTCTGACGGCAGTAAAAACCCGAACTTTGGCGTAAAGCCTGTAGACTCTTACTTTCCAGGTCAAGGCTACGGTCTTGCTCAATGGACAGAATCTCGTCGTGATGACTTGAAAAAGTTTGCTGCAGACAAAGATATGCCGATGGATGACATCAATACGCAGTTAGACTTTATGATGCAAGAGATGGGTGGCGAATTTAAGAACGTTCGTGATAATCTAAGTAACTCTCAAAGTCCTGAAGCTGCGACTCAATATTTTCTACAAGACTACGAAAAAGCAGGTAAGCCTGCATCTGAACGTAGAATGCAATATGCTAGAGAATTTTCAGACTTTATTACTAATCAAAAAGGAGAAGACCCTGCACCACAAGTACCTCTTCCACCGTCAAACCAAGAATCTCCACCGCGTCCTGTTGATGACGGTTCGCGTCCACCTACGTTATTGGAGACGCTATTTGGTGGCTTACCTATCTTCAACCAGTCAAGGCAAGGTTCGTTTGTAGATTATAAGCAACTTGGCGGCGAAATGGTTGACCCAACTGATCTTGTTACTGGCGTAAGAGGCATGAGATCAAACATTCCAGAGTTTAATTATGGCATTCAACAAGCCGAACTCTACGATCGCGCTGTAGGAGACTCAGCTGACGACCTTGGTACTGCCCCGACTGGCGTGCCAGTGGCCTCTCAGGCTCCGCCAGAGCCTAAGGATTTGCCGTTTGCTAGTAATATAATGAAAGATCCGGATGTTGAAAGGGCCGTGCTTAGAGCGGAGAGTGAAGTAGCTAAAGATACGACTGATCGGGAAGACCTTGGCACTGTTCCTACTATGGTAGCGCCACCTGAAAAGGATGGTGACGATCTTGGTACAGCGCCTACAGCTCCACCAAAACCAGTGGTAGAGCGTGCAGATCCACGTCAGTTTGGAGATACTCCTGAAGCTCGTATGGATTACAATACTGAAAACTCTGAAGCTTATCAAGCCTACTTGCGTAGAGCTCGGTCAGCAGGCGTTAAGCCTAAGTCGCCGTCTGAGTGGCGTGAGTACAATACTCCAGACAAGACTGGTGAATCACAATCTTCTCGTCATGCCATTTTGTCCGGTGCTTCTGAATCTCAGACACAGGCTCTTGAAGATAACCAAGCAGCGGCTGAAGTTCTTAACGAAGGTGGCTCATCATCAGATGCTAACACCGCATCGAACATGACTCCTACTACAGAACCTGACAAAGAAACTAAGAAGTCAGAGACTATTGCAAGCATTATTCAGAAA